AAGGTTATATAGTTCCTTATACTTCTGCATACTATTAATACCGGGTTGGTCACTATCCATCATTGTTACAATAGCTTCATATTTGTCTTTTAGTTCTTCTATAAGACTTTTATCAAGAATTGTATTCTCGCTATCAGGAGCGATTAGATCTACTTGTAAGTATGGCAAACTTTTACAAGCCATCAAGTCTTTCAAACTAGATGTAATGATAAGATGTTTATGACCTTTGAGTTGATCTACACCCTGTACATAGTCGCATATTTTTATAAATTTGCGTTCATTGTTAAAGGGTTGGTAGATTTTGTACAGTACACCTTCTTTAGTGAAATAACCATACAAGTTTTTACTAGATACTATAAACTCTTGTTCAGGTGTCCCATCTAAAGACTTCTTGGTCATTGTGTACCTGTCAATAGGTCTTACATTATGTTCTCCAAGATTTGCAGATGTTATGTTGTAAGATAACCAGAAAGATGCATCTGTCTTAGACCACTTTCTGATAGTGTAATCTGTTACAACCCATGTACTATGTTCAACAATTTTAGTGTCACAGCGTTTACCAGATTTTAAGAATTCAGTATAATCATCTGTAATTCTAATTGCAGCTTGTCTAAAACTACAATTCCAAATCTGCATCATTAACTCTATAGCACTACCACCTTTACCACTAGAAAAACATTTATACTTATACACATCATTTGTTCTATCATAGTATAGAAACATTGATGGAGTTTTGTCAGCAGGATTGAACATGCTGTTCATCCTAACTCGCTGACCAGATAAAGGTTCAGCAAGACCTAAATATGTTTCAAATATCCATGTACTGGGTACTTGATGCACATTATGAATAAAATTCTTGCTTGAAAACATAATAAAAATAAAAGGGGACTACCAAATGTAATCCCCCTCATTTATTGATTAATTAAAGATTTAAACCACTTAGTCCTGTATTTACAGTAGGAGCTGATTCTGGTAGACCAAAACTATCAATTGTTTCTGTTGGTTCTGTTACAGCTTTTTTAATAATGTGAGTGTCAGCATTATAGTTGATAAAGTTCAATGGTTTACGGTCAGCATCTTCCAATGCAGAGAATGCAAACTTGATACCTTCATTCTTTGGAAAGAACAAACGATAATTAGGTGTATCATAACCTTCTTTGAAATACTCTTGACCACCAATTGTAAAGTGACCCCACAACTCTGGGTTGATCAAATACTTACTTGCAGCTTGAACATATTCTTCAATGGTAGACGCTTCTACACCTGCCTCGTTCATTTTGTTCAACACACCCATTTGTTTTGCAAGGTTATTAACCCAACGGAAAATTTGATCATCACGCATGATTTGCTTACCATTGTACGTATAATCAGAAAATGGATAGCGTCCTGCACTTACAGTTGCTACTTGTCCACGATAGTTACCCAATGCAGGATTACTTTTATCAACTGCTAGACCTTCAAATTCATCACCTCTATCAATACCTTCAATAGTGATAGCAACATTGTATGCGTCAGTTTTGTAAGGAGGTGTTTCCAATTTGATTTGAACAATACGTCCGTAGTGAGTACCAGGATTCATAATCTTTGATACTGAAGAACCCGCGTTGGGGTTGAAGTTTGATGCTTTAAACATTTCTTTTGTTTTTAAAATTAATCAATAAATACTTTAGACCAGTCAGCGATGATCTCGCCTTTTTCATTTGTAGCAGAGATTTCAATCTCTTGATTACGCAAGTGTGCTGGTCTTGCACCACATGCAATTTCGTCAGTTGTTTTAAATGATAAGATGTTCTTATCTCCCTTGCGATACAAGTATCCAATAGCATCAGAACTTGAAGTGGTAATACGCTTAAGTTTACCTGTTAAATCAAGATCCATACTAGTGAACTCTGCACCATTTTTCTCTAATAGAGTATCCTTAATGTGTCCTAATAGAATCACATGTGGAGCAAGAGTCTTGATGTAAGCAATAATCTTCTCAAATGCTTGACGCAACCAGGGATAACCTGCACCGTTAGCAAGATTTAAGATACTACCATACTTGGGTTTACCTTCTGTGAACCAGTTTTTACCCATTGAACTTTTGCTATACAGTTCTTCTGCATAGGGAATACACATTTCTTCCAATGCTGTAATTGTATCTACTGCAATGTACTTGTAAGGACGCCCTTTGGAGAGGATTAGGGTTCCCCACTTAACAATGTCAGCAATACTATCACATTCAACTTTCATTGCATCAACAAACTTAGAACCTTTCTCTAAGTCAATTATCAAGCAACCATCTAACTGAGCTAACAAGGTTGTTTTGCCCACTTTAGGTTTACTGAAGATAATCAAGTTAGAAGGATTCTGAGATGCTGATGGAACTTTACCCATTGGAAGTTCTAACTCTGCTTCTTTTACTTTTTCTGCCATACTTTACCTTTTTCAATTAATCCGTTTAACCATTTTTTATTACTCATAGGGACGTTTTGTAACATACAGTACAAATCTCTAATTGTCATTTTTGTGTAGTGATCATCATCCATTTCTAAGAAAGCATCTGTCAAAAGATCTTCATTAAAAAGTGTGTCTTCAGTTTCTGGTGCTGTAATAATAGGTGTAGAAGATGAAACACTTGTTTGATTAATAAGTGTCAAGTGCGTAAGTTTTACAGCAAAGGTTGATGTAAACTTAGCGGATGTAGGGTTTACAGATACTTCTTTGTAAACGCTTGTTTTTGATTTCCATTCTGGATCATAAGGTAAGTAATACAAAACTCTATGTCCTGTATGATACGCTACTTGATCCCAGTTGTATAATTCAATGTAAATACCATTAACGTTGTTCAATTCACTAGGAAAAAATCTAACACACTCAATTCTAGAAGAACCGTCTGTACTAAACTCTTTACCCATGTAACACAACTTAGATGTGAAATGTACATTTGGATTTGGAAATGAATCAAAGATTGGTTGCCAGAATGGTTTAAATTCTGCAGTGATCTCTGAAATGTGCTTTTTTGGTGTTTCAGTAGTAAAACTCATAATTAAAATTTTCTTGGTTGTTGTTCTGGTGCTGATGTCTCTACAACAGTCATAGTAGCATAGTCTGCTTTATACCATTGTATACCTGTTTCACCAAAACGGTTTTTTAAAATGTGCATTGCCAACAAGTATTTATCTGCTGGCGTAAGCATGTACTTCAAAGGACCATACAAATTAAGATTATACTTTGCAGGGCGGTTGTATGCAATCATCACATCTGCACACTGTAAAAGGTAGTCTGAACCAAATACATCTGCCTCTGTTGGGTAATTACTTAAGTTACCTGGTCTTTGTCTTTCAGGGTCGTCAATTTCCCTATTTAACTGAGTAAGCACTAAAAAGGTAACAGGTAGTGCATTCTTTACCTCAGTCATCATCGTTGCAAGATTCTGCAAGGTTGTTTGTCTGTTTGTTTCTGTACCACTTTGTTTTACCAACAAAGTATGGTCAAGAGTAATTACAAAAGGTTTCTTAACTTCATAATAGAAATCAATAATAGCTTTACGCATTTCACTGACAGTCATTGCTTTGTCAATTACATAGTCCTGTCTTGCTGACTGGCTTGCTATGTAACTCTGAAGTTTCAACATGTCACTTTCAGATATAGGAGGCATTCCATCATCACCTGAACTTTGTAAGTATCTGATGTTCAATTTGTTAGCACTTGATAATTCTCTCAAAGCGAGATTTCTACCAAGCATTTCAAATTGAAAATGCAGTACTGCAAAATCTTGTTCAGGGTTTAAACGTTGCAACTCTCTAGTCAGTGAAGATGCGATTAGCGTTTTACCAACTCCTGGTCTAGCGGCAAGTACATAAAGTGATTGCCATTCTATACCATTCAAACCTATTGAATTAAAACCATTCCATTGAGTACGTAGTGATTTAATCTCTCCTTTATGTCGTGAATTGATGTATGACATACCTTCTTGCATGATGGTAGTATACTTCTTCCACAACGTTTTTGGAGTGCTTGAACTTGCTGTCATAAAAATGGGATGGGTCTGCTAAGATACAATTATTTTTCTTATTTTCAATGGATGTTTATAACTAAAATCACCAAGTTATAGTTGGCTTATTTTGAGTCTCTAACGTCACATTTACTTTGTTGAAAACATCATTGCAGTTCCATTTACTTTCTTTTTGATACGCTGCGGATGCAGGATGTGAGCAAAATAAGTGATGGTGTTTGTCTGAATTAATCAAATCAGCAAGTTCTTCAGCTTTTTTACCCATGAACACCCACACCAAAGAATCATTTGCATTTAGCATGTCAAATAAATAATTGATGAATGGTTTCCAGATATCATAATGCTTACCTACTTTACCAATTTCAGTTGTCAAAGCTGTGTTTAGCATAAGAACACCTTGATTAGACCATCTTGCTAAATCAGTGTTCATCTTTTTAGGGTCAACCTTACCTTTATACACAGTGTCACCTATTGCATTAAAGATATAACGCATTGATGCTTCTTGTTTACCTGTATTACTACAACTAAACGCAACACCATCAGCAACACCCATTTGTGGATATGGATCTTGACCTACCATTACTACACTTAAGTCCTTCAAAGGGCATTCTTGAAATGCTCTGAATACTTGCTTAAGTGGAGGAGTAAATCTTTGACCTTCATCTACAAGATTGTTAAGTGCAATCAAGATATTTTTGAAGTCTTCAGAATACAAAAAACCTTTTAGTAGGTTATGCCAACCTGAAGGTTTTAACATTTCAGTTAATTTTTCTGCAACTTCTTCGTGGTTGACAGTTATTTTTTTACTTTCGCTCATTATATTTGTATAAATTAAAATTTATGGAAGAACCAGTAAAAGATCCTTCAATGGAGGAACCCAAAGAAAAAACATTTGAGGTTATTAAACCAGACACCATTCTAGACATTAAAATGGGTACAGGTTATTACAGAAGAATTCAAGATGTCACAAGTCATATCATTGAAGGTAAATCTGTTGAAGAACTACAAGAAGGATACAAAGAGATTTCAGAACAAAACATTACAACTCCTTGGGTTAAGCATTATGAAACAATGTTGATTCTCTGTAAAGAGTTTGAAACAACTGCTAGAGAAAAAGGATTTGTAGATATTGTGTCTGAAGAGACATTCTTGAAGTTAATGGATACCGAGTGATTACATATAGTAACCAACATCATTTCCAACTTGAATACAAATCTGAATTGCATTAGATAATTCATCCTTTGTGCATTCAGCAAAACTCTTGTATTCTTTTCCTGTTTCTGTGTGTTTGTATAAACCAGCTTTGTCTTTAATTACTAACTTTAGTTCTTCAGGAGTATATCCTAAGAATCCTGCTAGTTCTTTAATACTAGCATGAATTTTTGCCAATTGACCTAGCGTTTTATCTGCAGGTTCTACTTTTGTAAGGTAAACTTCTACTTGTTCACCATTGTTTAGTGCCATCTTAAAGAGTTTCAACTTCCCCGCTTCCATTGGATTAGCGGGGATAAGTTGATCTCCTTCTTTCTTGTAAATAATACTTACTCCATGCATATTACATATAGAATATTTTGTTTTGGTCTAAGTCTTTAAGTGCTTCTTGAACCCACTGTTCATCTATAGTATCCTTATACATAAGAATATGAATAACAGATTTCTCATCAGGATTCAAACGCAACAATCTACCAATACGCTGTTGACTCTTACGCTCGTTAGAGTATGCATGCATGATTACCCCTTGTTTTAAATTTGGAATATTTATACCCTCACTAAGTTGTAGTACACAACTAAGCTGGTTAATGTTACCATATTTAAAGTCCTCAAGGTTAACTTCGCTATCAGCATTTTTACTGTGATAACTGTTCTTGCATAGTCTGTCTGCTTGCTCTGTGGTATTACAAAATATGATACACTTCTCGTCTATCATTGCTAATAGATCTTTAGCATAGTGTTCTTTGCTTTTGTATTCCATCATCGCTTTCATACGCATGATTCTGAAAATCTGTTTTTGTTTCATGCTTTCAGTCATGTCAATGCGATTGGTCCAGTACCTATAATGTTCTAGCTCACTTGTCATAAAGTGGCGACCATTCTTTAAATCTACTTTGTAATTTTTAACAGGATTTAGTTCTACTTTGTGTATTACAACGCTGTAGTCATTAAGGATTCTATCCTCAACAGCGTCATCAGTAATGTAAGTATATACTATTGGACAATACTTTGCTACCATTTCACACTTTTCTGAGTTCTTGTAGCGTGGTGGTGTACCTGTTAATCCTAAAACTCTACCAGTAAAGGTAGCTAAGTAATAGTCATGTGAATTCAACAAGCTGTGACACTCATCTAGATAAATACAGTCATA